AATAATCAGCAAGTTGCATCTTATTGGTGTATTTTTGGTGTTACTAATGAGTTATCCACAGATATTAAACGCAAAAAACCGACTCAAAATCCTCTTGAGCCGGCCAATCTGCAAGAGCACTATATCATCATTTTAAAGGTTCGAAATATCGCATGTGTTACAGTTATAGCTGTACTGTATATTGTTTATGACTGTAAACAGTAGACCAACAAAGTATGCTACTTGGCATTTTTCTTTGCTGATCTAGTTAGACAATATCATCTTTATTCAGGCCACGCCTCACTCAATCGCTCGACATCAATTGCGTGTCCATCTGCTTTTTCTGCCATGCTTCGATATTCTGCTGTGCAAGCTTCGAGTAGCTCACTGTTGGTAATGGTGTACTCAATAATATCGAATGTCAGGTGACCCTATGAGTTTAACGCAGAATTATTTTAGCTGAACTGGCATATTGAGTATAAATGACGAAAAAATTTGTTTATAAATTAACTACAAAGAATTGGTTAGAATTAGTACACTAATACCGTTTTCTATAAGACTTTGACAACACACTAAAGAGCTTCTGAATGAATATAAAATTTACTTTAATAAGCCTAACTACTTGCCTTGTAATGACTGGATGCACCACATTAGATAAAGCAATTTTAGGAATGCCACTTGAGAGAACAATTACCCCAGAAAGTGTAAAAAAATATAATTCACCTCAAGAATTGATTAATGGTGAAAGGCTTAATGGAGATTCGGCTGGTGTTGGTCGATTATATAAACCTAATTTAAATCAAGTAATAATCCCTTATAAATATTTTCAGTCATTATGTATTGCGCAAGGTGGAAGATTCTATCCAATTTTAATCAAGAACTCTCCATATATTGGAAGTTATGAATGTCAAAATAATAAAAATCAATGGGCTGTAAATATCGAGGAAACTTCACGTACTACAGATGGAATATATTTATCATCAAATGTTTTAGATAACACGACATTACGTATATATAAATCGATTAAAGAAGATAATGAAAAAGAAAAACTTAAAGTAATTCAAGCACAAAAAACACGTGAAATTGCAGCTCAACAGCAATACCAACAGCATTTGTTAAAGAATGCACCTAAAGCTAGTGATATTGGGGCTACTGTATGTAAGGACACGAATGTTAATGAATACACTGGAATGATTGTATTAGGTCAACCACAATATAGAGAAATTCAAAATGCTCGGGTTATTGCTAATTTAGAAAGTATGGGTAATGGTAACCAAAATATTAAACTTAATATTAAAGGATGGTTAAATCATAATGGCGGCATAAGCTCAGGTCCTGGTGTGGTTTACAATCAGACCCCTTTGGAATCAGGACGTGTAATATGGGATAACAAGAAAGATTGGTATAAGTGCAATTATTAATCAATATCTCTCATAAATAAGCCCTCACTTGAGGGCTTTTCATCAATACAATGCGTCTGATACTCATTTCTTAAAGTACGCCATACAGCCCTTAATAAATACCTCATTAATGTTCATTTCAGGATCATCCTTCTCATCATCACATTGATCCGCATTCTTTAGATTGTTATCACGTGCATATTGATAGCCGTAATACTCTTCTGTGCCTTCCTCAAAGCCACCAAGTTTGTCAGGTCTCATTTGGTATTGGAAAAAGATGAATGCAGCAATGCCAATGACTGCGAGTATTGCGTTGACGATCCTAAATTGTTTTGAAATCATTTTTTATTCTTGGTTGGGTTATTATTTGTGCGATGATCATAAAGAATAAACAGGGATAAGTCTATGTGCGCAAACTTTGAAGCGATCAGAAAGAATCGTGCATTTCTGCTAGACCTTCCTGAGCCTGATCAGTTGGAGTTCCCTGAAGACATATTCCCGAACTATCCCTCGCCTTTGATCTTTTCCAATGACGGCAAGATCGAATGGAGATCCGTTAATTTTGGAATGATTCCCAAGTGGGCCAAAGAAAAGAGTTTCGGCAAGTACACCTACAATGCCCGGACTGAAACGGTCGCTGAGAAACCCAGTTTTAGGGAGGCTTGGCATAAGTCTCAATTTGGTTTAATCCCTGTCGAAACCATCTTTGAGCCAAAATACATTGACGGGAAATCACACTGGTATGGCATTGCGCGTGAGGATGGTATGCCCTTTACCGTGGCGGCTATATATGAGAATGCTGTAATTGCTGGAGAGAAAGTTCGATCAATGAGCATACTCATCAAGCCGATAAAAATATAGAACGTATCATTTTGAATGCATTTTACATCGGGTACAAATTAGAAGCTTAAAAAATACACCAAAATTAATTAAAATATATACAACATACGAAATTTTTTATATACTTTTTGACAAAATCTACTTTAGAACGGTATTATAATGACATTGGATGAACTGAAACCCCATATTCAGAGTCGCTTAGCACATGAACTTAAGGAAAACTTTCTTGAGTCATTGTCTATTGATATAAAAAATAGACTATTAGGTACAAGTGAGTTTGTTTTATCAAACTTTCACAGCTTAGAGATTGCAAATCAACTTTCACCTAAGCTTGAACCTGATGTTTTAATGGATGTGTTATTTAATGCTGCTCGAGCAAATGGACACAATGTTGTTATAAAGGAGACTTCCCAGAAAGGACATTTCTTTACTCATGTAACAACATCGTCTTGTAATTTAATAATCACAAGGCGCTCTAGTCGCAATGTGATGCGATCAAATTATTTTGCTGACCAAGCCACTGTTAATCAGGGGTTAGTTGAGCCAGTTCAACCCGATTTGCTTGATAACATCGCTCTTTTGGATGATGAAATTCCATTAAGTTCTTTACTTTTTGTATATGCATCTATCTATTGGGATCGTGAAAACCAACTGCTTGATTTCGAATTAGTTTTACCTCACCCGACAGAATTCTATTCATTGCTAACATTCACTCTTGATGAGTTAAGAGCATCAGCTAAAGAGCCAATGACAGATATAGCAGAGGATGACATCGTTACAATGAAGCGAAGAGTTGATCAAGCTGCCCCTAAAAAGTAGTATTTGAAGGTATTTAATCATGCAAGGAATAGAGCAATTCCAGTCAGGGCGACTAAAACGTGCTCGTCTCATGTATGACGGGCTCACAAAAGCCGCTCTAGCAGAAATGATAAATGTTTCACCATCAACCCTTACTAAGTGGGAGGATGGGACTCATTTTCCTCAAAATGAAGCAATCGAAAGATTATCTGAGGCTCTTAAAATTCCATATCACTGGTTTTTAAGACCTATCCCTAACCAAGGTTCTCCTCTGTTTTTAAATAGAGCAAAAAAAAGGTTACTAAAAGCACCAGGTGATAGATCAAATGAAATGCTTTTGAATTTATCTGAGATTTATCAGATTGCAGCTGATTGGATCAATTTCCCAGAAGTGAGCTTGATTAATAGTCTTAGTAGAACTGAAGCACTACTGCTTACACACACTCAAATTGAAGAGCTTGCTTCCAAATTAAGGGAGCATTGGGGGGTTGGTATTTCTCCCATTCAGGATCTCACTAAACGTATCGAAAAATCAGGTGTAATAGTTACGAGATTTGAAATCGGTTATGATGATATGGATGGTAGTTCTGCGTGGATTGATGGCAGGCCATTTATTTTTATTGCAGCAGACAAAGACAATTATTTTCGTAGTAGGTTTGATATATCTCACGAGTTAGGGCATCTAATTATGCATAAAAATCTAACTCACGAAGACAAAAAAGTGAGGTTTGATCTTTTAGAAGAACAGGCGCACTATTTTGCAAGCTGCTTATTATTCCCCCCGAATGCATTCATTGCTGAAGCTAACAAGATATCTATTGAATCATTAACAATGTTAAAAAAACGTTGGGGAATTTCAATAGCCGCAATGATATATAAAGCAGAATCTTTGAAGATAATTTCTTCAGAAGAGGGGTCGCGATTATGGAGAAGCTTGAGATATCGTGGATACCACAAATGCGAACCTTATGACATTGAAACAAAACCAGAACAACCTGTTGCCTTGAAAAACTCAATCAGGTTAATGTTGGAACAAGGTGGTTTTTCTAAATCGAAAATTATTGATGAATTTGGTTTGAAAAAGCATCTTGAAGTTTTGTGTGGATTAGCACCTGGATATCTAGATGAAGATTTTGGTCAAATTATTAGTATGAAGTCAAAAAACATACCTACGTCAACAAATTTAACCAACATCCATCACAAGCAAGGTGAACTCATAAAGTTTTCACGTGATTAATTAGTATACTGTAGTAATTCTTTACTAACCCAAGCATTACCAATGAATGTCAATAAAGCCCTCACTTAGAGGGCTTTTTTTCAACCATAGAAATCACCGCCGCATGCGTTGCTATTGGTTAATGCATCATGAAAGTTTGACGAGGGATTACTTTAGTTGGGAAGGTATGTTGACTGTAGGTAGTGATATTTTATAGTTAATAATTGCTAAACATTGAAATCATTCATTTGATTAATTAGTATTCGTGGAACATGAATAATCACCAATAAATACGTTCTAGCCCAGTAAGCACTAGAACGTATATGACTAAGATATTGATCCTTATATGAAGGTTTCAAGAGTTTCATATAAGGTGTGTTATGTTAATTGTAGGAGAATTAACAATTAAAATATGGATAACTAATAGGTATATTCTGGAAGTTCCAGTCTTATAATGTTTGAAAGTCCTTTTTTCTTTATACCAACCTTTAGTGCTTTATGAATTAGCATAAAGCTAGGTATTTCATAATTCCTATGATATTGACTTGTATTAATTGTATTAAGAGTTATAACCAAGTTGGCTTTATCAAGCGGAAAAGCATATTTGCCTGGAAGAATATAATTTCCATTAATTAATAGCTTTTCTCTTAATTTTATGGCTCTATGTAAAGTAGAAATTAACCAACCATCTAATGAGTTAAGTTGAGGCTCATCATTCACCAATGGATAAAAACTCATAAGTCCCTTGAATACTAACCTGTTAGATCTTCCTGTAATATAATTTACTAACTGCCCATTATTTAAGCCACCATATATATATCTTTTTATTTGCATGATAGCAACCATAAGGTGGTAGTCCTTATTTTTAGTAATTTCTATATATTTCCTAAAATTATTATTTCTTAATGGCTGCAATAGGTTTTTATATATAATATATGATATTTCTTTTTTTATCTTCTCAATTGATTTTTGTCTAAATGAAATTTTATCTATAGAAATAGAATATCCTAAGAAATCAACATTGGTTTTTGTACCTTTTTCTGAAAACTCTGATTTTTTATAATCTGGTTGTTTTAAAAGGCTTATTCCTTCAGATTTTCCAGTGTTAATAGGAATTCCAGCAGCTTGCGAAAATTCATTGATCATATTGAATGAATTACATATTTTTTGATAATTTGTTGACCAAATTAGTGTATCATCTGCATATCTAGCAAAATTTAGTCCTTCTTTCTCTAGTTTATGATCTAGCTCCCAGCAAGCCACGTTTGCGAGGAATAAAGAGATAGAAGTTCCTTGCGGGATGCCTTTACCTCCTTGATTACTTAAAAAAGCATCAATAATATGTCTTTCTTCATCACTGATTTTAAATCCATTAAGATTGAACTGTTTACGTAAATAATCGTGAGAAATATTTCCAAAAAAATCACTAAAATCAAACTCAGCAACAAAGGATCTGCTACTTCTATTCAGATCAATTGAAATATCTTCGATAGCAAAATGTACATTTCTATCATTTCTATATGCATAAGCATATGAACTAAATCTATGTTTGTTCTTCTTAAGTAATCTTTTATAAAATAATTTAGAAACAACATTATCTGCTATAGGGTAAACCACTATAGGTCTTAGTGATCCATTTTCTTTACGTATTTCAAATGTAGAAGGACTTAATGGTTCATATTCTCTTTCTGTAATTTTTTTTGCAATAGAATGAGCAATAACATTAATATTTTTTTTTACGTAAAATGGATTACATCCCTTATTAGTAGTCCAATAATCAGGTTCTTTTAGATATTTATCTTTTACTATATTTAATCTTTTAGAATCCCTTAAATACTCTAAATTTACATAATTATGATAGTTATGATACCTCTTAATTAACTTATCACATTCCTTAGTTATTTCTTTAATTAAAATATTTTCTAAACCCACAATTTTCTCCTATAAAAAATTGGGCCTGATAAAATCAGGCCCAACTTCTTCATGGACATCACATAAGTAAAATTAAGTTTCACGGTATATATAAATTTAGTTTATATATAAAAATCATAATTGGAACATCCATTAGAACCCCTTGGATTCATATGACAAATATAAACTTTTTATATTATATTTCAAGTGTTTTTTAATAAAATAAAAGAATATTTCACATAAAACCTCATATACGAAAGCCCTCAGATGAGGGCTTTCTTAATTCACACACTGAACACAAACAGTGACATGCACCTTTGTCGAAATCGAATGCGCTGTGCAGCCTGAAAGCAGGATGCACAGCATTAATGCTTTGATCATGATAGAAACAAAGCCTTTTCTTTAGCGCGACGATTAACAAGCCCTTGCATACGTTTACCACCCGCATTCACCCATACATCGAACTGATCCGCGGCCCCATGAATGTCATTGTCATTTAGCTTTTTAACTAAAGTTGATTTGCTAAATGCTCCAGTCCCTATGTTATAGGCAAGTGATACCAGTGCATCAAACTGATTTTGGTTAAGCGGTATCTTCACCGCATTATTTACAGCCGATTCAAATTTCTTTAAATCATTCGCCATGTATGCCTTGGCTTGTGCTTCTGTGCAGGTATCACCTTTCTTGACTTTAATACCGTTCGGATAAACCGTAGTACCAAAACCAATCGTCCATACTCCCACCCCATCGTCATAAGCAGTAAGCCGTTTTCCTTCAAAACCACAGATGAGATCCACACCAAAAAGACTAACCACCATCTGGTCGATCGCAAGGCCCAACATATCGGCCACAGTTGAATCTGTAGCTGTTGCAATCACTTGATTCGCAGCATCGACTTGTTTTTGAGTAAGTGTCCCGCCGCTGATCTTTCTTAAAAAATCAAATATTTGTTTCATTTTTCACTTACTCACTTAAACATTGCTTTAAAAGCTGACCGAATTTCAAAGATTAATTCACCAATGGTTTTACCACGTAACAACTGAATCGCTTGATACCAGATGCCAATTAACAACATTCCGAAAATCGCAAAGATCAACATCACAAAACCTTGGGTCATATGTGAATAGACATGCCAACCATAATATTCAATGAATGCTGAACCACCATAGAGGCTAATAGCCACACTAAATGTGAACTTCATAATCACACCCATGGTGATTTTAATGCGCCCTTCAGTGTCGATATCCCCTGATAATGTCAGGGCAAAGATTGCCCCAACCACTGCAGCTATAATTTTAAAAAGCCATGGTAGGCCCTTGATGCTTAAAGGGTCATTCATAGACCACTCCTAATTTTTTGGCAATAAAAAAGCGCTCAATGAGCGCCATATACTTTTTAAAAACTTAAACTTCTATTTGAATTACTTCACCCAATGGTGCGAGTCGTTTAATCTCACCATCAGATACGAATACAGATGCTCCTAAGTTATAGCGGGTTGAGCTGGTGACCAGATTTAAGCCTGATCCACCCACCACCAACACTTTGTAATTGGGATGATCCACACTGGTAATGGTTCCTACAAACTCTGCAGCTGTAGGCAGTAAATCAATTAAACGCTGTAATGCATTACTCACGATTCACACGCTCCACTTTCACGGTTTGATTGACCACTGCATGACTAAACGAAACACTGACACTATCTACAATGCCCCACCACTCTGCATTAAAGGCAATCACTTCTCCTGGCACACATTCACCCACTTCAGGCGAAATCGGCATGCTGTAGGTATGAGTTTCAACCATTCCCGCTTTGGCAAGTTTGGCTTTACCATACGCCCCCATGCTGACATGGTTAAACATTGGATTGTTTTCAGGCTGAAGTAAGGTATCGGCACTGGTTTCTGTGCGTTTCACTTGAGCCACCAATGCTTTACGATCATTGGTCAGCGTGATGCCGTTGTAATCAGGATAGATTTGATAATCGGTCGACTGACTCACTACCGCTGACTCAGGCAATAAGCGATCATATTCAGCGATCGACAATACATCCCAAAAAGTCTTTTTATAAAGCGGTTTAATAGTCAGCGTATTGCTGCCTTTTTCGCTATAGATAAAGCCACCGCCGCTTTCAACCACCATCTTAATGGCATCGATTGGCGCTAAGTTTGAATAGCTTAAGCATTCACGCTCAACGATCCAGCCCAGTGCATCGATCAACTGCCAATTCAGTACTGTATCGCTAAACACGCGATGAAGCTCTGCCTGACACAATTGGACTGAGGTGCGCTCATTCTCTTGTAAGAATGAGCGTAAAGGTGCTGTAGGTGCGGCAAGCAGCGCGGTTTGACTACGACCAATCAAGGTATAGGTGTCTTGGGCAAATTTACGAGAACGTCGGCGGTTCTCAAGCAACATTTGATGCTCGGTACCATTCACGATAATTTTTAAAATTACAGGTTGTCCATTGATCGGTTCAAGTTTGCCAATCTCAGCAGCCGGTACAGTCAAACTATAGGACCAACACCAGCAGCTGCGATCGGTACTGTAATTCCCATCTAGCACATTTATTTCCTCGCCATTATCTAGGCGCGTCACAGATAAACTATTCAATATGTACCACCAATTACGATTCGGTATGCCAGGTATGCAATCATCTGCACCGAAGTTGAGAACAACATCATGCGAATCCACCTCATGACATAGGCATACAAACTCAAGATCTCCTGTACCCTCATATTGAGGAATTTTAGGCTCTGGCCATGGTTCAATCGGATGCTTACGATAATGGATAGACTTCGCTTTATCCCATGGGATTTCATCCTGTGTGACCAGCTCTAAGCCTTTGTCCCAATCAAAGCTGAAACGCTTTTCAAAGACATGCGCGACCTGATGGGAAAACGAAATATTGCGGCGTTTACGGATCATCTCCTGATGAGTCAATTCACGGTTCAATCGAAGCTTAATTGATTCCTCAAAATACAAATCACGCGCAATTCGAATCTTTAGATTTTCTTGCCAGCGCACCCCTTGGTTACGACTAAGCTTTACGCCCTGGTCAAAAGCACTATAGATAGATTCAGATAAAGTCAGTCCACGCTCAAAACTCAGCTCTGTAGCATGATTAATGACTAAACTACGGTCGTAAAAAATGGTGTCATTTGACACCCTTAAAATAGGCTTGGTCCATGGTATTTCTATATGGCCTAAAATTGCGAAGGCTTTCCGATATTTCAGCCCTGAGACAAGAGATACCCCCACTATATGATTGATATCATTCAAACCCAAAATATCAGACTGAATAGAGGGGTTAATCGTTGCCAAGATTGTGCCGTGATTATCTACATTGTCCTGATTGGTTCCAGCAATATCCACACTAATCGAAGTGTTAATAGTACTGTGCAATGTACCACTATTTACTTCTAACTCTGTATTCGAGCCCCTCAGTTGTACTTGAATACGAGTATCAATTTCAGTATTTAGTAAATTTAACTGATCTAAGGAATCGTTAAAATTTAAAGCCAAATTGTGGCTGTCTATTGCTGTAGAAGGCTGTTCAAAATTAAGTATGACGTCATGTGCGTCAGGTGGTGTGTAAGACATTAACCACCTCTAAATCAATATGGTTTTAAGATAATGCTATCAATCTTTTGACTTGAGCCAAGTGCAATATTGACACTATTCAGCACAATGTCAGTACCAGCAGTTCCTATACCAAAATCTGCATATGCTTGATCATCGCCATTATATAAGCGCGCCCATACTGCTGTACCTGATTTTGTGGCCAGTGCTGCTTCGGTTTCATATAACTCTATACCATCCACCAGAACCTGTTTAATGCATGGCTCAGGTAATGGCAGTACACAAAGTAAATTCGATGGGTTTGCAGCCACATCCGTGCTGGCAGGTTTGGCACCACTGTAATACGCAAAATATGCAGCACCCGCCCCACGATCTAAAAATTCAGCATGGGCTTGAAGTGCAACAATTCCCGCTTTTTTTGAGACTTGTATCATTTTGGCACCACATTATCTTGAATGACTGCATTAAATTTAAGTTTAGGATGATGTGCCACAATAAAATATGAGCACTCATTACTTAAGTTTTCGAATTGATAATGGCCCTGATCATCTGTTAAGACATCAGCAAATAACAAACCTGACTTTCTTTCAAATAATCGAACACGACAAGGTATAGGCACTAATTTTTCGGTTACCTGCCCTTGAATCGTTTGAAAGTCGAAAGTCTTAAAAGCAATATTATCTTTAAATCGAACTGTGGTCGTTTGATCAATCTTGATGCCCACTATTGCTCTCCTAGATCAAATAACACAACGCCTAGTGGATAGTTACTCGTCCCGCGGACGTGCTTTGCTAGAAGTACCAAGTCACCCTCTTCTATTAACTGCACGTTGCTGTAATTGGCTTTATGGGGAATCGTCTTAATCAGGGGTAGAAAACCTCGTGGATGCGCTTGGGATGATGCTGTGACCTCAAGTACCAAAGGGGTTTGAATAACGACACCGCCAAACACTTCAGCGCTTACTGTATATCCAGTCGAATTTCCACTCACCACATTGGTATCGTTAAGTGTCACCTTGCGACAAGTCGCTTGAGCATACGCGGATTTTTTATAACCTCTCTGCAAAAAAACACTACGTCCTAGTGTTGTGTTAGCGTAGTCCCCAGAGCCGACCACCACATCGCGTGTGAAAGACTCCATTCGATTGAGAGTGCTTTGAGCAGTCTCCCAAACATTGCTTGCCAGCAAAAAGTGTGTGAATAAGTCATCATTTGCTATAGGGTTAAAAGCACCAAACCCATAACAAAACGCTAACTCCTTTTCCTCATCTGGAATATTTTTTTGATTATCAACACCATTGAGAATATAAAATGCAGACTCTGTTCCAATCACCATCCAATTGCCAGGCACGATAGAAAAATCAGCAAGGTTTGTAGTATCGGCATATTGTTCACCAAGTGAACAGTAATACCATTTGGCCCAACCATTCTTTATACTGACCCCACTCCCCGTTGGATTCCAGTTTCGTGTTGTAGCTGATGCAATATAAGGGGCTTGCACACCTTGCATCACATCAATCCCGGTCATCTCCTCAACGATACCTACTTTTGCATATTTGGCGTAATTAATGCCGTAGCTTGAGATACGCTCATCAACCACACGTAAATAGGGGCGATTTGGCAAAGTTTCATCTTTTGAACGATATGCAGCACGCCCTCCTCCTAATGCTGTTGAACTCGAGAAAGGCTTATCCCAATTTAATGGTGCAAGCATGCAATTAATCGTGCCCGAGGCATTCGCAACACTCGCCACATTATTCAATTCAAACTTAATGGTCGTTGCATTGACCACTTGCTTAATTTTAAAGTCGCCATTGTATTCAGCCTGTGTTGCACCACTCACTCTGACGACCTGATATTTTTTAAGGTTATGAGGTAATCCAAATATAGCAGTTGCCTCAAGTCCAGTACTAGAGAGTGAGTTAATAACCCCCACCTGAATACCTGTCACTAAGCAAGCATCAAGCAAAGTGATCAATGAGCCTGAAGCATTTTGCAATTGAGGTGCATTACTGTTGTCTGATGTAAAAAACTTCACTGTCTTATTTGTTACCATGGCCTTTTACCCATAAAAAAGACCGCCGAGGCGGTCATATTTGAATTAAAAATTAAGCAGCTATGCTTTGAATAATGCGGTCAATATCACCACGTAGCATGATTTGAAACGAATCAGACAATACGCTAGGTTCCGATTGCTTCACCGTACGAATCACCCAAATCGGGTGATTGGCTGCAATGGTATTAAAGCGAAGTGCGTTACCACTTGCCCATCCACTGCCCCAACCTTCCTTCTTTATAGTGAAATATGGGGCATTTGTAGTGGGATTGATTGGAGAGCAGTGAGAATTTGTCTCTCCGGTTCCTATAAAACCTGAAATCTCACCAATGATTCGAAATGTCGTGTTGCTCGTGAATACCAGTGACCAGCGCTCTTGAATACTGCCCTTGTTCGTAACATCAATGGG